CACACTTAAATTACCAGGATCATAGGCTGTGTTAATACCGCTATCACTTAATACCACCTTATTATTTACACGTAATTCAAAAAAGCCTTCACTATCATGGATGTGGGCTTTGAGTTCAATGTAAACCCAGTCAACAGTATTTAGACCCAACCCAACAGTGGTACCAAGAATTGTATCAGCAGACCCACCTCTACGAAGTTGTAAATTACCATCAGTCGTTTTACCCAAACGTAATTGACTAGTGCCACCTGAGGTCAATAAAGATACAACTCTCAAAGAAGCAGAAAGACCGGTATCAACCTTATAATGGAATCCTACTACAATAGTCTGTGTGTCTGGTATTATCATTGACACGGAATTATTATTATAGCCAATACGCAAGCATTGACCTGATAATGCACCTGGATAATTATAAATATATGTAGTGCTTGCTCCCAGTTCATACCGTCTGCCCAGATACGCTTTCATCTGGGCAGCTGTTGTACCGGCACCACCGAAACCTTCTAGATGTAGTAAAGCCATATGGCACCTACTAAGCAGTTAGGGTATACACTATCTTTAGTTGGTCTTCATTAGCTACTTCAACGTCACCGACAGAAAATAAAGCTGTGCAGAATAATATACCATCTACGTCATTGTCACCAACGACATCGGCGTTAGCACCATAGCCAACTAGGAAAGCACCTTTAACAGTACCAGAAGCCGTTATGTTAATATAAGCCGGTGTCGCACTATTACTAAGTGCTTGACTGGCGGCTGCCTCTTCCTCAAACTCTTCTCTGTTACCAGTACCATAGTCCTCGAATTCCGACCATCCATTACCGTCATTTATACCCTGGTAAGTATCCGTTGCGGCCAAGGAAGCATATCCGTTAGCATCTATTAGTCCTATATACCATGGGTGTGATGCAGCTACCCCATGGAACATAACATTCAGTAGCGTATTCTTACCTTGGTTCACTACGGCATTTGGGGCAAGAAATTCTCGTAACAGTTTACCATTTCGGTACTGTTGAATCTTGAAGATACCTTTGACATCCAATTTATTTAACATTAGTTATACCCTTTCAAAGAAGAAGACTGGCGTCTTAATTCCCTACGTATCTCATTAACAGTATCACGTGCTGTCTTAGACGGTGACTGGGCTTCAGTGATTTTAATATCACCTATTGTGACATTCGTTACTGGGCCACCTGATTGTCTGTACACCGGCGAACGTCCAGAATTTATAGCAACTAATTGTGAGAAGAATTTGCGTGTGGAATCAGCATTAACAACGAACTCACCAGGAGACAGCATAGCGGGTATGGTGTCTGTGCCACGTTTGGCGAAACCACCACCGGCCAAATACATCATACCTCCGCGGGACTTATTAGCTGCTCCTGCTCCACTGGCCTCTCTTAGAGCTTGGGCCGTAGCTCTAGCTTGTTGCTCCACCCTCTTCAATGCCGAAACCATACTATCAGAATTAGACTGTACTGAACTATTAGCAGCGGATGCACCAGTTGATATTTCCTCACCAATAGTTGATCCACTATCAGTCGCTGACTCTCTTATTATACGGAAATACTCTTCTATAGGCTCTTTGGACTCCGTTATCTTCTGTGTTAAGGCTCCAAGTATATCAGCCTGAGCTGATTGTTCCTGAACGTTTTTAGTTTCAGTTGCGGCTGTTTGCAAATTAGTTATTAACTTATCCAAGGCCTCCACTGAGTTAGTGAAATTGGCACTAAGATAATCGGGTCCGTAAGGCTCTACGGTCGCTAAAGCGTCACGTATTTTAATAATACGATCTAAGACTGCCGTGTACTCACCTGTATTGGCTTTACCTGCGGCGGCTAATGCTGCCGCCTCTTGAGTAGCACCACTGATTTCATCTTTTAACTTTTCGGCAACATGTGTTGCGGAGGTATCCCAGTCACCCATCAATTTAGTAAATAGTGTCTGGCCCGCTATAGCGGCACCAAACTCTTGAACACTAGCCAACGCTAGTTTGATATTATCATTTATATTGGCTTGAGCCTGTGCTTGTTGATTAGCAGCCTGTGTACTTTGATCTAGTTGTTTAGCAAGATAAGCAGTTGTCTTCTGCATCTCCGTGGTATCAAAAGCATCAGCGAATGCCGTCCGTATACGATTGAGAGATGTTAGTACTACCGCTTCAAAAGTCTGGACCTCACCAGTGACAGGATCGAAGAAGCCCTTAGTAGCTTCCGCGAACTCCTTCTGTAACTGTAGTTTATTTGCCAATGACGCATAGATTTTAACATCACCGAAGGTTTTAGCTAAATCCTTGGATACCAAAGCAAGTTCTTTGGATATACGCTCTCTGTCTACAGGATCAGTTGTCTTAGATAACTGGTTAGTCAAATCTTTGAAATGCTCACTAAGAACTTTAAGTCTCGCTGATAGCATATTCATTGAGGACAATTGATCTTTAACAGCCTGAGCTTGGTCAATAGTATTTTGCTTCAATTTGTTCTGTATATCTAGCTGCCCCTTCATAGTAGTTAAAGCTGATTCCTCGGCTTTGGCTATCAATGAACGGTTCTTAGTTTGATCGGCTGCTGAAACAGCGGCTTTTGCTTGCTCTTCCGCTCTCTTCTGTAGAGCGTTAGCTACCTCGAACTCACCTTTAGCAGCTGCTCTTTGTGATTCCGCTCTTAAAGATTCAGCACGGGCTATTCTTTGATATACCTCATGGTACTTATCTACGGACCTTAGAGAACGCTCAAAGGACCAGTCGTTAATACTACCCGCTATTTCGGCGGATTTGATACTAATATCACGTAATTTACTGTTGGTCTCAGCAACAACGTCATAGAACTTGGTGAAAAGGCTCTCAATTGCATTAGCTTGATTTCCAACCTGATCTTCTAATGTGTTGAAGATGAGACTATTTATAATCGTGATATCTTTGGCAGCGGACTCATATAGTTTTTGTTTTTCAATAAGGAACTGCTGTATAGATGCTAACATCTGTTTGTGGGCGTTAGCTTGTTCAGTGATTTCAATATCATACTTTATAAGTTTCTGCCGTTGAGCAACAGCGAGGGTTTTCTCTAAATCATCATGTGCCTTTTTAGCAATCCTAATTGTGCTTTGAAGAGCATAGTTGACAAGCAATATAGCTCCAACAGTCGCGGTGGCCCACAGTGTTGGTGAGGAAGCCATTTTCTTGAAGGCGCCCTCTGTGAAAGCGGCCTTCAATCCTACCTCATGTATACGTGTTCTCAATATAGTTGCTGATGCAATTATACTTTTAAGAGCATTTAGAGCATTGGGACGAAGAATTAACCACACAGCAGCACCAGCCGCTACTGAAGTAGTTAGGGCAGTCATAGCCTGTCGTGATCCGCCGAAAGCGTTAAAGATTTGGAGCAGTGTGCTATTAGCATTACGTCCAAATTGGTTCATTGTTACATTTAATTTATTTAATTCAAGCTCCACCTGCTGAGCATTAGTCTCAAAAATAATTTTCTTCGCGTCTTGAAGTGTTTGGGCACTAGCCTTCTTAATTTGTTCAAGAGAATCATTATAAGTGTCAGCGTACTCAGCACCTAGACCCAAAGCACCACGTACCGCACGTATACGTCCGTATAGTTCTGATAGTTCGGTAGCAGTTGAACCTGCTGTCTCACCTATCTTCTGAATAAAACCTTGGAACCCATACGCTTGTATACCGGCTTCAGCCGTTGTAACACCTAGTTCTTTGAATACACTTTTAAGTTTGTCGGTCGGACTAACAAGTTTCAACTGCACATTCGTTATAAGAGTATACGCTTCATTATATTGCATGCCCAGACGAGTTAACGTTGCTATAGATGCAAGTAATTCATCTAATGATACACCTAATTGGGATGATAAAACTGATACTCTACCAAAAGACGTAGCTAGTTCTTCCCCACGGATACGCCCTAGTTCGATAGTTTTGAATAGCTTGCCTGCTACTTGGTCAGCCGAGACTGCACTTAGTTTGTAGGAATTAAGCGTAGATGAAAGAAGATTAACAGCATTATCCAGTGACGTTACAGCAGCGATACTAAAATCACTAGCCGTAGCTAAGAAAGTAAAGGCATTAGCCGCACTTGTAACTTGATTAGATAGTGTTTGATACAAACCTGCAGTAACGACTGGTAGTTTCTGACCAGTGGCCTCAGCTAGTTCCTCTACTTTAGTTGCTAGTTGATCTAGGTCAGTATAGGCACCAGCACTAATAGTCTGTATCTCGGCCAATGAACTTTCGTAATCTCTAGAAGCCTTTAGTGCCTCTCTCATGGCACTAGTCATTTGTGATATGACCTGGTGCAGTACTTGAATAGTGAAAATTCGTACAACACTTTTCCATGTTAGTACAATATCGGCACCAGATTTTTTGTATTCATCAGCTAGTTTTTTAACAGCGGCACCCTGCTGTTGCATAACCGGATGTATAGAAGGTAGAACTGAAGACAGTTTACCATAAGTATTTTTTGTTGATTGCAGTAGGCTGTCAAGACTAGCGGCAGATTGCTTATTAGATGTAGTTATAGCCTTACTAGAGGATTGGACAGCTTTCTCGAAGCCAGTGGCACCGGCATTGAAGCCAGCGGCAGATGACTTAGCCTTATTCATGGCATTAGACCATATATTTAAGGCCACAGTCATAGACTCTAAGGTCTTAATAGCCTGTGAGGCATCGAAACCTAATACAGTCCTTAGTTCTTCAGCCATTAGAGGCCATCCCTTCGTATTTTAAGTAAGGGTATCGGTAGTGATACCTTTTCCATCTCACTCTTAGCTAACTCTTTACCGGCTTTCAATGAATGCCAAGGAGCACTCTTACTTACACCAACATTAGTATATTCTTGCAAATTATAATGGGCTACATCAGTTATAATAGTAATACTGTAGTCAGCCCAATCAGTGTTAAGAATAGCCGATCCTTGGTTCTTACCGCGTAGTATCCTATTAGGTGCGTTACCAGAAGGTGTTATAACTAGTGTTCCACCAATTAGTTCTACAAGCTCCAATAACGATCCCTGAGACATACCAGACCAAACAGGCACTTGACCCGATACTCCATCAAGCCAAGCTGATGCTGCCTCCTTGATTTTAGTATCAAGGTACTCTTTTATCATACGCTCGGTCTTAGTTAAATCTATTGTCGCAGTAGTAAATGTTCCTGTAAATTTCATTTGTAAGCTCCGTAGTTAGGACTCGAACCTAATTAGTATTCTCCCACGAGACTACGGAGGACCACTAACTGAACAGACTTTTAACGGTCTCTGACTCTTCCAAGTCACGTATCTGACTATAAGCTATTAAATGACTCTTAGTATCTACATTACAAGAGTCCCAATCAACTTTTACACCCGGAGGTAGTACATTTAAGCGTTCGCAGGCACGCCAGATTGCATAGAGTTCTGTCCTCCCTTTAGGGAGTTTAGTAGCTCTAGTTGTGCCTGCTTGGAACGTAAAAAACGTTCACGTGCCGCTTCAATCTTGGCCTCATTCAACCCTTGGGCTGAAAGAGCACCATTAACGATCATATTGATTTCCAAATCACTGAATCCAGAAGCGTTCAGTTCTTTACGGAAATGTATCCATGTACCTGGGTCTTTAAGATCAACTGTCTCCCATTCCAAATCTTCAGTTGCTGTTAGTGCTGTCAGTACTAACCAAGCAATTTTCTTTTCACTGTACAGGTTAACTTGTTTCAGGTAATTGGGGTCTCGGAGATCAGGTACGTCTTGCCCGTCAATCTTCTTCTTCCGTGGTTCAGGTAATGGGCATAACTTATCGAACTCACTTTGATCCAAGACGGCCTCTGCAACGAAAACAATATCCTCTTTATCTCCTCGCGGAATAGCAATAATCTCCCTATTCGGGCCGACTATTTTCTTACCCTTAATCTTCATTATGACCTCTCAACTTGGGCTTCGGTGATATTGCACTTACCTGAGCAAGAAATCTGCGAATCGCGTAGATTGTGGTCTAGCTCTTCCCAACGGAAATGCTTGAGAGTAATTTTCTCTTGGGACGAGGACTCACCGCAAGCCGGTTGATAGAACATCACGATATCAACCGCATACGGATTACAAGGATCATCTGTATCAGATGACACCCAGTTAGCGGCTTCACCCTTCTGCTTGAGAACATCATCAAGAGTAGGTACACCACTTAGACCAACACCAGTAATCCACTCCCATACGAACTCGAAGCTGACTTCAACTGGGGCTTCGTCAGCATCACGTACACCTGATAGACGACCTCTATCAAGCATGTACTCACGAGTCTTTAGTTCTCGGTAAACAAGGTTGCCTTCCCCGATTTTAACCTCAAGGCGACGACCAACAAAGGTTACGTTCCCACCAGCGGTTATTTCTTCAACCAGTCCGCTAGCCAGAGTAATAGTCAGTGTACTACCATCTGGTACACCAACCACAGTGCGGGTCATTTCTGGTGACGTTCCGTCCAAGTCACCCTTAACGAACGTGAACTGGGTTGTACTGATATTAGTAGCAGCCAAATCATCTTGGAAGGTGATTGTAATATCAGAACCAGCTTCAACTAGTACATCACCCTTTCCAATACCGTCCAAGGCTTCTAGCTCTAGTTTGATAAGAGCCATCTCGGCGTCAAATGGAATAGGATTTGTTGACTGACCATTGAATACAAGAGTATAGGAACCGCTGGCTGAACTATCCAAGTCGATTTGGAAGACGGCATTAGTACCACCACCAGTGGTTCTACTAATTACTTCGTACTCAGTTCCAGTGCTATCATTCTCGAATTTGACACCAGTACCGGCGGGTACAATTACATCACAACCAGTTAGGGCTATAGTGACTTCCTCTTCTGGCTCTGTCTCGGTGTTAGTAACACCTTCAGCACGGAAACCATCGTAAACGAAAAGATCAGCATTTTTTAGGTCGATAGGCGCGAAACCTACACGATTAAGTAGATCCATTTTAGTTACTCCAAAGTTACTAGCTAGTTAGAACAGTTAACCCTTGTTCACGGCACAAGGTAGCCTAGTTTCGTAAATGAATTTCGTAGATGCCTTCTATAGAACCTTGTTTGGTTCTAATATCTTTGTGGGCTTCCCCGAAATTGTTAATGACTAATTTATCTGAGGCCGTTTGCCTCAGTTTCAATGTCCCAACAAACTGATCACCATCACCCCAACTATAGATACAAATATCAGTGAAAGAACTGGCGAATATACCGCCAATTTTCACTTCATCTTGATAATTATCAGAGATATCAGTTGAATACAAGATGCTGATTCCAACCAGTAACTTGAATTCATTTCTGCATATCTGATTTATAATGGGGCCATCCATCTTGAATTCGACGAACCGGTTTTGGGAGGACGTGTCCCGGTGTGAATTCGGTATATGGAAATAAATATCATTGCTATCAGCAACCTCCTTGAAGTGCTTAATAGCTGATATTAAAATCCATTTAGCCCAGTTAGGGTTGACAGTGTACATCATGAATTAGCTCCTAAATTCAATCCAGACAAAGCATCAAACACTTCGGTTATAGGCTGCCCTAAATACTCTTTAACTTCTAGTATCAAAGCCTGTTTATTATCGTATTCTACCGTCTTAGTAATCATATACTGCTTATTATTGAAAAGAGCGTAGTCATCTATTTTCAATTCAAGTTGTCTTATATCAACAGTATTAACAACAATAGACCTATTATTTATATCATAAACAGGTCCACCATTGAAAATTCGTCTTGTCAAAGTATTTGGAAGAACAAGGGCTCTGGAAATATGCTTAAATGAAACTGTACGTCTAATCTCACCGGAGGTGATATCGGTTACAGCTTCTACAATCTTAAATAAAGTTACTGGTAGACCATAGTCTTTATTCAAGAAATAAAGCGTATCACTAATTATATCTAACATGTTACCGCCTTTATAATTAGTGATGTAGCTAATGTAATAAGAGAACCCGCAATTAACCACACACCCCGTCTAACGTTCTTAATTGTCTGTTCCGTTCTATCTAACCTAGTTAGTATACCTGGCTTATCATGATCTTTTAGATTGCCTAAAATAGCAACATTAAGATCGGTAACAGCCTCTCTTAATTCGGTTAGGACTCTGGCAATGTCATTAAGGTCCATGGCTTTCCTCCTGATTTTAATATCAAAGGAGGGCCGGATAGACCCTCCCTTGATATGATTAACTTAACCTAGGAGTACAGCACCTTGGTCTTTATCTAGCACCTTGAGTCCACATAGGAAGTCAAGAGTTACTAGCATACCCTGCTTAACGCCTTGATATTGCATAGTAACACGAATTGACAGACCATTGTAGCTGATAACAGCAGCGTCAACGCTCTTACCCTTTGGAAGGGCTAGAGGACGAAGCACTAGAGCAAGTGCTGGTCGTCGGAACGCGAAGTTATAAGAACCACCAGGACCGTAGCCAACAGTGTAGTTATTGGCTAGGGCAGCTTCAAGTGGTCGATCAAGTTGAATAATATACTCACTACCGCTGGAAGCCTTTACGCTGACAACAGCGTACTCAGCAGCTAGTGGCGTTGCACCGTTATTGAAGGATACTAGTTGTCCCACCTTTGGTACACCAGCACCATCAACCCAAACTGGTCCATCATAGCCAGCCGGATACGATGTTGGACCACCTGCCGAAGTATGCTCAGCAAGAGCTACAGCACCCATGACACCCTTATAAGATTCGGTATTAGCAGATAAGGCCCGTCGTAATGGACGGTTCAAGGTTAGGTTATTAGAATCTATTTCCATAATACGATAAGGGAATCGGTCATCAGTAGTAGCAAAATAGATATACTGACCTACAGCGTAGCTAGCTCCGGCAGCATCATCACTAACTACAACTGTTGCACCCTTTGCTGCCTCAGCAATATCGTCTGCATCAACCGTTCCTGGCTCAACGTAGTAAGGCATGTTCTGGCACATGAAGCAATTGTATCCGAGCTTCTTGCCTAGTGACGCCTCACGGAGAGCAGTACCGTCATCACCGACACGCTCAGCAGAAATGAATAGGTCCAACTTAAGTGCCCAAGTCTCACTATCGGGAGTAAGAATAAGAACACGATCTTCAGTTGGTACGTTCTTCTCGTTCTGGAGTTGGCGTACATCAAGAATTAGTGACTTCGCATTATGGGCGTCACCAGAAGTGGCGTTCATCATCCCAAGATCACCAACCGTATTATCAAGATACTGGTATACTTGACCAAGAATCTTTCGGTCAAGCTTACTTGCCAGTGCCTTTGCACCTGGTTGCATATACTTTGTAACCAAATCCGCGAATGAAAGTGACATCTCACGATCACGGATCAGGAAGGCAACATGGATATGCTGGTCTAGCTTAACAGCGATATTCTCGGCTGTGGCGTCTTGGACGGTAACATCATCATTGACACCCTTATTCTCAGCCTCAAATTCGCCCGGCTTACGGGTATTAACCGTATCGCCGAAATCCTGTATCTCCTCACTGAAATCAGTGTGGACTAGGCGAGAAGCCACCATATTCTCTTCGAGCAAAGCTAGAGTTTCCTGGGCCCAACGCTCTGGAACCCAAGCACGATCATCGGTATCAAAGTTATTGTCGAAAGCTACGTAGTTGAGAAGGTTCATTGTTTTCTCTCTTGTTTGTGATTTTAGTATCAGAACACAAACCCCTAATTACTTGTAAGCTAAGTTAGGGTTCTTAGTCCGAAGTTCACGGTACTTCTGGGGGTCATTCACTACCTTGAGAATGTCTCCCTTAGCACCTGCGGAGCCAGCATTATTTCCTCCCATACCACTGGCCTTACTACCCTCAAAAAGGTTTCCATACTGAGGTAGCTCCTTCATACGCTTGATTGCCTCTTCAACCGTTAGGTCAAGAGTTATAGGCTTATCATCTTTGTCTCGATCCTCGAAGTCAATTCGAGTCTCGAATGAGTCAATTGGTTTCCCAGTTTCATCAACTTTCTGAACTAATCGTACATCACCGCGAAGCATTTTGAAAATCTGGTTAGGGTCAACAGCCTTATTCGAGGATGCCGCACGAAGAATGTCATTAGACACAACTAAGTTGGCATGACGTTTCTGCCACTCTGTTCTCTCATTTTCGAGAGCGACTAATCTTTCGTCATAACTCTTTTGGAGCTTAGTTTCCTTCTGTCGTGACCGTTCCTCGGCACTCATCGTGATCTTCTGTAGTTCCTCGATTTTCTTTTCAAGAGATTCCTTCTCTTCAGATGACATTTTAACACTCTTCTTAGTCTCT